GACGTCGGTAGTCCCAGAGGCCTTCGCCCGGGGGGCCTTAGGCCGGGGGGATTTTTTCGAGCTGCTCATGGCAGGCCCTGCATACGCAGACGAGATTGGCGGCATCCAGCCTCCTCATCGGGTCATCGTTCCACTTGACGCGGTGATGCACCTCGGCCGACGGCTTCACGTTGCACACTTGGCAGAACGGATGATTCGCTCGCAGCACACGGCTGAGCTGCTGCATGGCCTTGGCCCCTTTGCCTTGGTGTCCCGAGCGTGGAGCACGTGATGGCTTTGATGCCCATCTGTTCGTGGGCTCACGCCGCATGGTGCTTCCAATGCAGGAGCATCATGCGGTCCAGCGCCTGGTCATCCTGCGCCCGCCACATGACCAGCCACGGGCATTCGTTCTGCCGCATCAGGACCACGGGAATGGCGCCTTCCTCGGCATCGGCCTCTGCCTGCCGCATGAAGTCGCTGACACCGTTCACAACGTTGACCAGGCTTGGAATGCGGCCCGATCCGAGCACCTTCGGCCAGCGGTCAAGCCGGCAAAACAGCAGCTGGTCCCTGGTCAGGTTCAGGTCGCTTTCGGTGGCCGCGACGGTGAACCGCTTCAGGCCCTTGGAATGGAACTTGACCTCGAAATGGGCCTTCAGGGCGAAGGCCTGCGGTGCCCAGATGTCGGCGGTGGCGTTGCCCCACCGCTGGGCGGTCCGTTCCCACTTGAGGTCGGTGATGCCTTCCATGGCGCGGCAGGCTTCGAGCTCGCCGCGGCATCCCTTCGCTCGGCTGTTCGTCTTCATCGCTTGATCTCCCGCACCCTGTGCCTGCCGACCTTGACCACCACGACCTCCTCGGGCCGGTCGTGCTTGGCGTCGGGGTTCTTGCCACCACGGGCTTCGTTCAGCTCTTTGGTAAGCAGTTCCATGCACCGCTCTTGCACGAAGATGGTTCGCCAAAGCGCGTCCAGGATCTGATTCGCACGATCGGGCAGCGCCGCACGGTTCGCGTCGTGCCAGGCACGGTCGCGATCGTCCTGGCGCTTGATGGCGGTCTTTCGCTCCGCTAGCCAGCTCATGCCGCCACCCCCTTCAGCCGGTGCAGGAGCACGGCACGAACGTCGCGAGCACCGGCGAGCTGCTGCACCTGTTCGTTCAGGAGGTCGTACGCCGACCTCCCGGTGCGAGCCCACCCGAGGCAGAGGTCGCGCCAGGAGCGGCGGGCCTCGTCCTCGGTCAGGCCATGCTGGACCATGACCCGCCGGCAGACCTTCCGCTGGGAGGCGAGGTCTGCCCGTGGGTCCCGGATGCGAATCCGCCCCTCCACATCCGACGGAACCTCCCACCCTCCGGCTGCCCCGTCAGGGGCGCCTTGGTTGGTGGGATAGTTCTTGGGATAGTTAGTAGCTCTCTGTGACACCGGATCGGTGTCAGGCTGAGCCTTTACTGGTGTCTGTGTGACACTTTCAAAAGTGTCAGGCTGAGCCATCACGAAGGCATACGCGAGGCCCTTCCGGTTGCGCTTGACCGAGATGACGAGCTTCGCCCGGAGGCTCCGCATCACCCGCTTGACGGTCGCCAGGGACAGCCCGGTCTTGGCCGCCACGTGCGACTGCGACGGGTAGATCCGGTCGCCGTAGTCAAGCAGCGCCAGCGCCACCAGCTTCTCCAGCGGGTCCAGGGAGTCGCCCCGGCGCCAGATGTCACTCGGATACAGCTTGGCCATCCTTGGCCTCCCTTCCGAGGTCGGCCAGGTAGGCCTCCAGCTGGGCGTCCATGTAGAGGTCGTGCAGCTCCTCGGCCGGCAGGAGCTTCGCCTGGGGGATGAACCACGCAATCGGGTCGCCCCGCTCGTACTGGTGAATCTCCTTGCTGTGACGAATGCTGCCGTGGCAGTAGCCGGCGATGCGGTAGCGCAGCCGGTCCAGCTGCACGACGAGCACGTGGTAGCGGTCGATGGCGTCCCGCTGCCGCATGATGAGGCAGCCGGCCGAGACCGCCGTGGTGCGGACGTCGAACGGCCCGACGTCCGGGTTCTTCCGCAGGGCTGGGTCGTAGGTCGGGACCGACGAGGAGCCCAGGAACCGCATCAGGGCCATCTCGCCGCACGTGCCGAGGATGTCGATCTCCAGCGGATGGCGGTAGGTCCCGCCCCACGTGCTCTGCTCGGCGTTCATCGACGCCCACTCGTTTCGGCGAAGTGCGATCAAACGCGCCTTTCCGAAATCGTCTTCGGTGAGGGTGACGGTGCCCATTAGAACGGCACCTCCTCTGCGGCCGGGTCGACCCAACCGTCATGCACCTTCACGCCGTCGCCGTAGGGCTCCAGCTGCAGCACGATCTTCGCCCCGGCCTCGAACTTCACGGGATCGAAGGAGGTGAACCACTCAACCCCTTCGCCGGCTTCGATGGCGACACGCCAGTAGGGCTTCCCGGCCTTGGATGTCTTTGGCTGGACTCCTGCACAAACGCCGCGAAGCTCCTGAAAGGCCGGCGCAGACGCCTGCTTGCCTCCTGCGGGCTTCGACGCCTTGGATGGTGCTGGCAGCGCCTTCGCGGGAACGGGTGCGTCCTGAGGCATCGTGGCGCCTCCCATGGGCATCTCCTCGGCAAAGGAACCTTCGACGCCGAGCATGGCGAATGCCCAGCCCATGACGCCCTTCAGGGCGCGGCCGGTCGCCCGCGTCTGCGCCATGCCCATGCAGGCGAAGTGATCCGCCTTCTTCCACCGGGCCTCGTCCATGAAGACGGCCGACATCCCCTTCGCGACCATGTGGCCGCTGATGGCGTCGTACACCCCGACCTCGGCCTTCCAATGCGCCGGCAGCGAACCGGACTCCTCCACGAAGTGGACGGCCAGCGTCCCCGTCGTGTAGCCCAGCGAGCTCGCGATGGCCTGGCAGCCCGACACCTTCAGGTACTGCCGCCCTTGGATGTTCTCCACGTGGTTGTCCCTGACCTTGGGACCAACCACCCGCACAAGCTCAAAGTTCGCCGCCGCCCTTTCGGTCGGCGTCAGTCCCCCCGTTACGCTCGGTTGCAAAACAAGGTCGTTCGCCACGCGGTCTCCCCGCGATGGCTGTAAAACTAGGCAAAAAGGCCCTAGTTATTCGGCGTTATGTTGTGTTGGGTTACGCGGACTCCCCGCGCCTCAACACGCCGATTTGCCACCGCTGTGGCGGATCATATCGACCAATCGGCGAATTTCCACGAGTCTTTTCCCGGTCCGAGATTCTTGTCTCGCACGGGTTATGCGATGCTGCGCTAACCACTTGCTACGGCCCACTTTATACGCCCAATCCCAATCGGATTTAGGGTCAAGTACCGCGTGCCAGATCCCTGGCGCCTCGCTATCGCGACGCACGATCCACCACTCCTGGCGCTTCGCATCCATGCGGCGAACAGCCTCCCGGGTCCGCTGGTTCATTCCGACATGGTACGGGCTTCCGTAGACTTTCCACCATGAAGGAATCCCTAGGCGGGCTTCTCTGCGCGGCGATTGCTATCTCCCCGCTCCTGGTCATCCTGGTGATCTGGCTGTTCTTCCGGTCGGCCGTCCGGTCCGGTGTCCAAGGCGCCGCGCCGAAGGCCGTGCCCCAGCCGGCCGCGCCGAGCCTCACCGAGCAGGCGGTCCGGGAGATCGTCCGGGACGAGCTGCGCCGAATCCAAGCCGCCCGAGCAGCCGCGAGGCCCAGCCAGGCGTCGCCCGGTTCAGCGCCTCCTGGCGCCGCCGGCAGCCCCCGCAAGGCTTGACGCCGACGGCCTTGGTCGCGGCGGCCACGGCGTCCCCGAGGCCGGGCGCGGCGGGCTCGGTGGGTTCGTCCTCTACCCGCCAGTTCACGATCTTCGGCGGGCGTGACAGCTGGACCTCGACGTACCACACCTTGCCGTCGACCTTGAATCGGACGTCTGGGTTCATTGCAGGAATACCGTGATGGATGGTGGCATGAGGTCGCAGCAGTACTCCTCATGCAGTCGGTAGCACTTGCCGCCGCCGGCGCAGCTTGGCGTGTTGATGAACCAGATGTTCTCCCAGGCGTCGACGCAGCCTGGGCCGCCGTCCTCCAGGCAGTCGGGACACGCGACGGGATAGGTCGGCGGCTGCACATCTTGAAGACGCCGGTAGCCGATGAATGGTGCCGTAGAAGTCGGACCATGCACGTATGTGCACAACGGCTGGCGCTGGTAAAGGCCGTCGCGGTTGCATACGCCCGAGTCGGCGACGCGAAGGTACGTGGCCGTCATGGTCCCCCAGCAGTACTGCCACCAAACGCAGGCATTGCTGTCGCAGAGCTTGACGTACCACCGCCCGGTGATGGTGAGCGTGATCGCCTGGCAAGCCCAGGCAAATGTGACCTCAACCTGGGTCTTCGTGTTGCCGTTCACTTCGACGGTGATCTTCGGCTGCATTGGAGGCGCCGGGTCGTAGAGCCCGTCTAGGTCGCATCCGCCGCCGGCGAGCGGCAGCGCCCCGGCTGCGTAGGTGACGTCCCACGCGATTGGTCCGACCTCCAGGTATTGCTGGCATGGCCCGGCGACGCCGTTCGTGATCTTCTGGTAGTCGACGCCGACCAGCGCCGTTCGGCTGTTGGCGATGCACGGGTTTCCCGGCGTTGCCAGGTCGTAGCGACAGGCAAGTGGCTGGATCTGGCCCGCCGCCGACCACTTGTACGTCCCGCAGCATTCATGCCCGGGCGGTGCGATGCACGTGGTCCGGTCGGCGAACGGCGGGTTCGGCACCGTGCCGCACGTCGTGCCGGCTGGGCAAGACGCCTGGCCTCCGAGCCCGGCGGCGCAGTTCGCGCAGGACGTCCGGTCCGTCCCCTGGCAGCAGCAGAAGAACCTCACTTCGACTTCCGGCAGTACCAGAACCCGCCCACGACGCCGCTCACCAGCAGCAGGACGGCGATGGCGATGGACGACGCGAATTCACTTGCGGCGAGCATTGGCGGTCTTCTTTCCCTTGGTGGTGCGGACGGTCAGGCCGAACGAGCAGCCGGCCCCGAACGAGCCGAGCAGCAGCGCGGCCAGCCAGATCATGTATTGATAGGGTTCCATCACTTCGTTCTCTGGTGGATGATGAATGCGAGGGCGCCCACGACCGCGGCGCCGACGATGTACGACCCGTATCGCAAGGCCTCCACGAACGGATTCTCGTCATCCGAAACGTGGCCGAGGTGGTTGTGCACGGTGGCCGCGTGAACGTCGATCCGGTCCAGGGCGGCGCGGGCTTCGCCGAGGTGCTCCTTGGCGACGGCTACGTCGGTGCGAACGTCCGATGCAGCCTCGCCGATGGCGGCCGTGTGCGACACGCAGCCGCCGAGCGTCAGCGCGAGGATGGCGGCGGCGGCCTTCATGCCGCGTCCACCACCACCCACTCGCCGGCGGCCTCGTCCCACTCGTAGAGCTCGCCGTCCTGCGGCATCGGGACGGGCGCCTTCCACTGGCACGTCGCATCGTCCAGCACCCACGACGGGTACGGCTTGGGCGGGATGAAGGCGTCCAGGTCGGCGTTGTAGGTGTAGCCGATGCCCGCGAAGTTCTTCCGGAAGCTCGCGCTGTACGAGGTCTGCTTCCAGTGGCCACCGTAGGTGTCGGTGCACCACTGCTCCACGTTGGGTTCGAGGTCGTTGCTGACCACGATCACGCGGATGACTCGGTCCCAGTGATCTAGTTCTGCTGCGTGTGCCATGGGTTACGCCGTGTAAGAGCCGGATGCGTTGAAGGTGAGGATCGTGTCCGAGCCGCTGGTCGTGACGGTCGGGCTGCCTGTGGTCGTGCCGCTGTAGTTGGCGGTCGCCATGCGGAGGATCACCACGCCGGAGCCGCCGGCAAATCCGCTGTTGTTGGTCATGCCGCCACCACCGCCGCCGGTGTTTGCTGACCCTGCGGCCCGCTTGCCGCCGCCTCCAGTAGTGTTTCCTGCGGCAGTTCCGCCATCACCGGAGCCACCACCCGCACGGGTGACGCTGGTTCCGGTGATGCTGCTTGCCGTGCCAGCGCCGCCGTCTCCTCCTGTGCCGCTGCTGGCGGCTGGTGTCCCGCCAACGCCTCCAGAACCTCCGCCGCCGCCTGACGAGGAATCGCTAAAGGTGGTCCATGTATTCGACACGCCGCCCGCATAGCCCTGCCCAGATACTCCCGTACCTGCAGTGCCGGTAGCGAATCCGACGTTCGAACGTCCAGCACCTCCTCCGCTTCCACCGTTGCTGCCGTCTTGGTTGGTGGTTGAATACGATCCACCCGCACCACCACCGTCGCTGGTGATGGTTGAAAACACCGAATTGCTGCCGTTGCTGCCCTTGGTGTTGCCGGATGACGAGCCCGCGCCGCCAGCCCCGACCGTGACCGTGTAGGAAGTTCCGATGGTGAGGCTGAAACCTGTCGCTGTGCGGTACCCGCCCGCACCTCCTCCACCGTAGCCGCCACCACCTCCCCCGCCTCCGACCGTGAGGTGCTCGACGTTGTAGGTGCTGGCGGCTGCCTGCGTGGTCGCGGACGCCTCGGCCGTGTAGTCGCTCGTCCCGCTTGGCGAGGTGCGGGTCGCCGCGACGCGGAAGCCGTAGTTCGTGGACGCAGACAACGAAGTCACCGAGTAGCTCGTCGCACCCGAGCCGGTCGTGTGGATCGTGCTCCACGACCCCGAGCCCGACGGGCTGCGCTGCTGGATGATGAAGCCCGTCTCGTCGGAGGAGTTGTCCGTCCAGGCGAGGTTGATCTGCGTGCTGCTCGTCGCGGTCGCGGTGAGCGAGCTCGGCGCGGCGGGCGCGGTGGTCGCGGACGCGGAGGTGCTCGCGAGGCTGCCGCTGTCGCAGTTGTACGCCGTCACCCGGTAGTGCCGGGTCGTGCTCGCCGCCACCGTATCCGTGTAGCTGTTCGTGCCGAGGTTGGTCGCGATCACGCTCCACGACCCGAGGCCGTCGATGCTCCGCTCCACCTCGTAGTAGGTCGCCTGGTTGGGCGCGGCCGTGCTGTCGGCCGTCCAGGACAGCGCGATCGTGCCGACGCCGCCGGTGGCGGTCAGGCCGCCCGGCTGGTTGGGGGCGCCGGTGGCGAGGCATGGCGTCGACGGGGAGGTCGGCGTCCACGGCCAGAGCGAGTAGATCGAACGGGTCATGGCGTGAGCTCCGGCACGGTCAGGATGTTCCAGGTCAGGATGCAGAGCCGGGTCGTCCCGACCTCGGCCCACAGCTGCGCGACGCCCAGGGCAGGTGCCGGGAAGGTGTCCGTCTGCGTGTCGCTGAATGAGACCGAGAGGACGCCGCCCGGGAGATTCACTTTCGTGATCGCGCCCGCGACCTTCACGCCGTTCACCTCCGCGTAGACCTCAAAGCTGTAGGTCGTGATGTCGACCGCGGCAGCCGCCGCGTCGCGGACGGTGACGGTGCTGGACCAGTCCGAGCCCTGGACGATGATCTGTCGCGGGCCGATGGCCATGTATGCGGTGTTCGCGATCATGACTCGCCGCCTCCTTCGCCTTCGGTGAAGAAACTTGACGCGCAGCGGACCGGGTTCGGGGTGTCGAACCAGAAGAGCGTCCCGCCCGTGGTGTCCTGGGTGGCGTGCATCCAGACGTAGCCTTCGAGGTTGGTGGTCGTCCAGGACGTGCCGTTCCAGACGCTGCCGACCGGGCCGACCGTGGCGCCCGTCGGGATCGGCGTCCCGTCGATGGCGCCGGCCGTGTTCCGCAGCTCGCGGATGTTGATCGCCTGGGTTCCCTCGCCGAACGTGTTCGAGTT